GGAAGTCCTTTACGAAATCTTACTTTATCACAATCAATCCATTTACCTTCTGCACCTGTTTCGGTGTTTTCAGTGTCTATTCCAGGTTGAAAATTTAATTGAGTTAATGGCATAATTATTATTATATAACAAAAATTATAAAATTATACTAAAATATAAGGAGTATAAGAGTGGTGTTCTCATACTCCAAAAATATTATATTATCGTTTAAACCAAGATGGAAGACCTAAATGTAGGCGCTTATCAAACATATTATCTTTAGACCCTGGTGTTTTTCTGTTGTTATAATGAAGAAAGACTTGTGCACAATCTTTACCTTTAAATTTATTACGCCAATGCTCTAATTCACAACCAGAATAGACTAACATGTCTCCTGGTTTTAAATCTACTTTGATTCCTTTTTTTCCTACTTCTCCTGACGGCTCTAAATATATTGGCCAATCATCACCACCAAGATTCATAGTTGTCGATATCTCACAACTAAATCTATCTTTATGTCTTTTAAGAATATCACCTTTTTTATAAATCCTTGCATAAGTATAAGCTGGATATAGTTTTAATCCGGTAGTCTTTTCCATAATAGGTTGACACTTCAACATTAAAGTCTCCATTGCTATATCAGAATAACTTGAGTAAGTGTGTGGAATTTGTTCGTTAGCCCCCTCGTAATAACCTAGTAGTGTTTCATAGGGTGAAATATATCTAGCATTACGACAAGTATCAAAAACTTGTTTTTTTATTAAAAAATAATTGTACAAGAACAAAGCTAAATTTTTATCTATTACTTGTTTTATAATTACATATTTATTTTTTTTAAAACTCATAATTTATATTTAAAGTAATTCTAAAATCTTTGTTAGTACAACTAGTGCTTTTATGTTCACTTAATTCGTCAAATAAAATTATTTTATTTTTTTTAGAACTTGTTTTTTTATAAGGGTTTTTAAATATAGTAAAACCATTATTTGTATTAACATAATAAAGAGCGGTTTTATGTGGATACTTAAAATCAACATGATAGTTATGTTCTTCTATGTTAGATGTTTTGGGATATAAGTTTAATTTAGCTCTAATTAATTTTTTTATCTTTAATTTTTCAATAAATTTTGGCATAATTTTTTCATAATAATTACTGTTAGATCCGTTAAAATACAGCAGATGAAAAAAATAAGGTTTACCCATCTTCCCTTTAATTTTTGTAGTTTCTGTTATATACCAAGGAAAGCTATTGGTAAGTATATTCGATAAAAAATTATTTGGTAAAAAATTATTTATTTCTTTAAACATCTTTAAGCTATATAGGTACACCACCCTGTTATTATATACTTAGTTTCTTTTGTTTTATTTCCTCTATGAGTGTGTGTCCAAAAAGAAGGGAATAAAATTGTTTTACTTTCTTTTGCTTTTATTTTTTGTTTTTGATAAAAAAATTCTGTTTCTCCTCCTTGGTCTATAGTATTTAAAAAAGTAGAAAAAACTAATAACCTATTATTATCTCCTCTATATCCTGTAGATTCAGAATGCCATCCTCCATAATTTTCATTAGGTTTATATTTTTGAATTTTAATATTAGGATATATAGTCCAAGGTTGTTGACCATAATCAATGTGTTTATATTTTTTAATATATTGTTTTATTAATTTATTTAATACTTTTAAGTAATCAGATAAATTAGGGTTATTTATATAAAAAACACTTTGTGTCATTTTAACATCTTTCTTATTAATGTATTCTTTTTTATCTGAATTTTCATACAACAGAATTAAATCTTTACATATTTTTTTATTGATATTTTTTTCGTAAATAAACATATTATTTAAAAGGTCTTCCTAAATGCCAAACAACAAGACTATATCTTGTACCAGAAGTTACTGGTTTAACTCTGTGCCAAACAAATGAAGGGAATACAATAATAGATCCTTTAGGTAGAATTTCTTTTGCTTTTCTTACATGCAAAATTTTGTTTCTTGTATGCGGATCGTAGTTTCTAAAATCAAATTCTAACTCCCCACCTTCATATTCTGTACCATCTGTTAACTGACAAGTCATAGATAATTTTCTAATTTTATTATTTTGATTAAAATCATTGGGTTTATGGTAAGGTTTTTCCCAACTGTCACAATGCCAGTCGTAGTATTGATTTAATTTGTATTTAGTAAATTGACAAGATTCAGAAAAATCCCATTCAAAATTCCAACCTGCATTTCTGTTAGCTTGATGTACGTATGGGTGTAATTCTTTATATATCCAAGTATCATCAAGCCAAACTAAATCTGAGTTTCTTTTTTTTTTAATATCTTTAATATCATTTTTAGTAAGTTTTTTATTAACATAGCCCCCTGTTCTTGCTAATGAAGATTTTTTAGATAAACCATATTTGATAATATCATCACAAATTTTTGGTGGTATTGCAGATTTAAAATACCAGTAGTAATTAGATATATTCATAAGTGTTCGTTTGTATAAAATTTAAATCATTTTTTTGATTATTAGTTATGTAATGCATATTAGTTGAGGGAAACATTAAAAACATGTTGTTTTTAAGTTCTACGTCCCAACTTCTCCCTTTACGTCTATTATCATCGTAATGTATCCTAACAAAACAGTCTTTAACTTTAACACCATATAACATGGTAAAGTCTGGAGAGTTTCGTAAATCCACCGGATCAATATTTAATAAAGGAATTGTTGTTTCATTGGGTTTATAGATATTTCCCCATCTATTTTTACTCACTAATTGTATATTAAATTTTAAACCTACATAATTTTTTATGTATGTATCTAACTTGTCCCAAGTTTTTGAAAACTCAAGTTTTGTGTTATTTAAACTAGAATGTAATATATGATGAGCTAGATCATTTGAATCTATTTCCCAATGTTTTGGCATTTTAACATCGCCAAAATATAATGACTGCTCTGTTAATACTTTCTTATGCATACTTAATATTATATTAAATAAATAAATATTAAGACAAATATCTATGTTAATCTATCTGTCAAGTCCCAAGTTTGATTAGATTCATTCCAAGAATAAATCCAATTATGAGTAAAATCTATCTCATTTTGAGATTTTTGTTCTGCAGTTAATTCCGGAACATTTCCTACCGGAGATTCCCATTTTGCATTTGTTAGGTTTTTTACCCAAGATGGATAAGGTTTGTGTCCCCAAAAAATTTGATTAGTGCTATCCCAAGTATAACCTATTGCTGCATAATTTCCTCTAAGAGGAGTGCCCTCTAGTTGATGAACATTACTATGTGTATTATAAGAAGTTTGAATCCATAAATGAGCAGGCCAATTATTGTGTTGTTCTAAATAAGCTTGTCCAACAGCTTCTTCTTCCACACCATCGGCATTTAACATATCTTTATCATCTAAAATTAATACCGCTAGTACTTCATTTTCTTCTGATATTTTTGCGAAATGTGCCATAATATTTTCCTATTGAAATTTATACCTTATGTGTACTACACCAGCACCACCATTACCACCAGCTCTTGATTGAACAGAGTTTTGACGACCGCCGCCACCACCACCGCTTCCAAGATTAGTTCCTGAATCTCCACCATCAGTATTTCCAGTAGCACCAGAATTTCCTGCGATATTACTATTGCCACCTTCACCACCGCCTCTTGGACCTTGATTAGCAGGTACACTTCCACCTGAGTTTTTACCACCACCACCGCCAGTTGCTAAAATTACTGCTGATCCAGTAATTGAACTTGTACCACCGTCGTCACCAACCCATTCATTGGCTCTAGAATTTCCTGCTCCACCACCACCAGCACCAATACTGGAAGGACTGCCTGCGGGAGCATTTCCTCCAGGGAATCCTTGTGGAGGACTAACTGAAGGTGTGTCTCCTGCGAGAATAGGTGTTACATTAATATTATTTCCACCACCAGAACCACCAGCTTCACCTGGACCTCTAGTCATAGGAGCATTAGAACTAGCTCCTCTTCCACCTCCGGCTGAAGTTAAACTTAAACCGCTTGAGGCTACTCCACTATTTCCACCAGTTCCATTACCATCTTCTGGACCCGGACTTCCTTTTGCACCACCAGCTCCAATTACAATTGGATAAGTTGTTGCTGTAACTGTTACAAGTGTTGGAGTAGCTAAGGGGCTTGCTGTATATCCGCCTGTTGTTGCTTCTCTATAACCCCCTCCTCCGCCGCCACCACCGACTGAACCTGTACCACCAGCACCGCCGCCGCCAACTATTAAATAACCAACTCCTGCATTAGCTCCGCTACCTGCTTGAGTAACTTCAAAAGTTCCCGGGCCTGTAAATGTGTGTACTTTGTAATCTGTATCAACAGTCGTAATTACTCCACCTGTTGCTACTATAAAAGTAACAGGTCCTCCTCCGGCACCAAATCCTAAGACTTGATAACCAAAAGATTTACCTCTTCTTGATTGTGTATTTTTTGAATTCTTACTTGAAGTAAGTGTATTTTTTATGTCTCTCATATCTGAATTCCTTATGCGTCGTTAGCTGCATCAGTAGTAAAGAATATTTTAATACCAAGAACTCTTGCATCTCCAGTAAAAGTATCTCCACCTGCGTCTGCGTCTCTATATAATTGAAAGTAAGTTTGTTGGTCAACAGCAGGAGTGCCTGCAATTGTTATTGCAGTACTTACAGCACTAACTTGTTGATCTTCAACTGTTCCAATACCAGCATCTGTAATATCTATAGCTGTACCATAAACAACATCAATAGTATCGTCATCACCAATAGCTACACCTTGTAAACCAAATATACAGTCACCTGTATTCGTAGAACTCGGTGTCCAATATACTTGGTAAGTTACTGTTCCTTCATTCCATGATTTAGGGAATGCTACTGAAAATTGTGCAAATTCATCTGTACTAGCATCAAAATCTAATACTTTCATATCAGGTCTTGTTGCTGTTGTTTCAACTTGTTGTGCATCTGCTGGATTAGTTGTTGCACCATACATTGCTGAAGATGGAACCCACATAGTTTCCAATCCTGCAATTTTTAAAGCTGAACCTGAACCCTGTAAAACACCAGTACCTTTTGGTACTAAGTTTAATCCAACATTACTATCACCACCTGAAGCAGTAATAGTTGGATTAGCTCCAGTACTCATATTTGCTAAAGTGATTTCATTAACAGCGGAACTTGTTGCTGTTACTTTAATTAATTCATTTCCATTAACATCATTAATACCTGTAATAATTTTAGGAGTTGTTAAAGCTACACTTGTAAGTGTATCATACATAGTAGAACCATCTGTATATATAAGTGCTCTACTTCCTTGAGTAATAGCAACTCCATTAGCAGCATGACCTGTATTTCCAAAAGTTAAACTATAAGCTCCTGAAGTATTATTAAATATAGTATATTCACCTTCGACAGCATCAGTAAATACATTAATAGCACCTGTTAAGGTACCAGTTAATTCTATTACTTTATTATGAACTTGATCATCAGTAGCTGAATCATCTGTATTTGTAGTTGATGTATTAGATATTAAAGTTACATTAGCAGAACCTGCAACACTTACAGCGACATATCCTCTTACTGTACTATCAATTCTGTTTAAAACGTAATTTACTAAGTTACCCCAGTTACCTGAGTTTTCACCTGAAGTTTGTCTTTCTAATTTTAATCTAGATGTATAAGTTGATGACATAATTATTTATACTTTATTATTTTAATTTTGTAAATAATACAAAGTT